CCAACCCGTGACAATATTAAACTTACTGCTTGTTGGGACCCTGGGATTGATTCAGGTAGTCCACACTAAAGCACATCACACTTTAGAAACTGATGTGCATGGTCATGTTCACAGAGCACTGAAAAAAAATCCAGGACTAGCAAGGTCTGCTTGCTACGAATTGGATTAGTTAGTTTCATAAAACCGGGAAAATTTTCCCGGCATATTTTTTACTCAAAAGGTCGCGTTAAACTGCGACCTTTTTTAGTTTCTCTGTTATGAAGTCTGAAGACTCTGCATATTTGTTTACGGATTTAAATTCTTCTACAAATCTGGTAAAGTATGCTGGTCTTAGCATAAAAATTTCTCTTTTCTTTTCATTTTCATCAGTTTCATATTCGTAGTTAGATACTTCTCTACAAACAGTATTTCCTGGAATAGTTACTAACTGAGATCCATTCCAATATTCAAATGGGGCATCGTAAAACGTTTTATCAACAACAATTCCCTCTTCTAGTGCATTAACTGCAATCCCATCAATTACTTGACCTGATGCAACTTCAAATGTCACATAGTGATGAGTACCTGAGTATGCCTCATCTCCATACTTATCTTCAGTATATTTTTGTAGAACAGTAGTTGATACAGGGATAGAAAATAATGGATTGACCAAATTATTTGTTAATACAATTACCCAATCATAATTAGTATCACCATAAAAATCATTGGATATAGTATCTAATCTATCACTGTCTGTTATTGTATATTTTGTATAATATGTACTATAATCAAATAGATCTTTGTTGACTTTAAATCTACGAAAGAAATTTTTTGCAGTAACGTAATCAGATTCCGTAAACGGATAACTGATTGGTTTTATATCGTATTTAATATCGGGAATAAGAGAAAAATACATTAGAATCCTGCTTGAATTTCGCTACTGAATATGAGTTTTGTTTCTACAAATTTAAGGGTAATTTCTGTTGCAACTGGAGAACCGTCGCCATATGTAGCATATGTTCCATCTGGTGTGTAGTTTACTTGTACTCCGGTGATTGCACATGGTTTGTATTGTGCAATATTAGTATTTGCACCTGATCCTGTCATAAAAGTAAACTTACATAGATTTGGAACTCTAATCCAATTAGAAGAACCCAATGCAACCGATGCCCCTTCTGCTTCAAATCGTACAACCTTTCCTGGTTTAGATCCATACTCTGGTAATGAAGCGGTTCGGAATGTATCACAAATCATTTTAATTTGTTTTGCTTCCGTTTCTGATTGAGGAACCATTTTAAATACCATACCAATTTCTCTTAAATCTGGAGAATCGTATAGTAGTTCTGCATTAGGGTTTAAAACTACACCTCTAGTTGAACCTGCAATATCATTTATACTTAAATTACCACCAACACCCGGAATACGATTTAATGCAGAAGTTTTTAATGCATCAAGTGCTGATTTAAGTCCTCCATCATCCAGATTATCTCCTAGTTTACTAAAATCTCCTCCTGCTGCTCTAATAGCACTAGCACCTAGTCTAGTAAACTTTTTACCATTCCAATTTTGTTTTTGCTCAGTACTCAAATCTTGAGGCATGGGTAGTATAACTCCTGCTACACCACCACTTCTTAATTGAACTTCTACCGCTTCTAAATCATTTATTGATTGATTATAATCTCCGAGGATATTACCTCCATCTCCACTATTTTTAAATGGAGGACTGTATTCCATGAATTGGAATAACACATAATCCGTATTGTAATTTATTTTATTTTCTTCAAAGAGGTCTGAACTATACGGATATCGTACATATTTACTTTTTGGATCAACAGATAGACTACCAGATGTTGCGGTATCTAATTCTGCAGCAGAGTTAAATGTTCTATACCAATTAATTGAATTTTTAACACTACTAGCGTTTACTTCTGGATTTGGAGTCCATCTTTTTGAATCTTTCCTTCCGGTTAGCATGTATACTTTATTAGTATCCGGGTCTATTGTTCTAGATCCGAGAGCAAAATTTGTATTTGTTGGTACTGCCATTTATTTTACCATCTCGGTGTCTTTACGGTTACCATATCCACGAATGATTCTCCTTCCTTTGATGCGATCGTAGTACTTATCATCTGTTTCTTCCCACACAAGTTCTTTGGTGTATGGAAATCTACCAGCACTACCTTTTACATTACGAACAAAGTTTTCAATAGGAAGTAGTATTGCAGTGTCCCATTCTGCTGCTGCAAGGTCAAGCATCATACCATCTACTTGACTGATTAAGTATTTATGGAAGCATCGCTTAGGAACATCAATTCTTCCTTCCATTAACTTTTTAATAACCATTATACGTTTCTTTGGTGCCATATAATGTAAGTTGACACCCCAAAATTCATCGGGTGATGCTTTCATCACATAAACTAACGGAAACGTGTCATAATACGGTAACCATTTTGTTTTTGCTTTGTATTCAAACATATAAAGGTGACCAGAAACTGCATATTTTCTTAAAATATTTTCGTCAGTTTCTTCTTCCTTACCTCTATTATCTATTCGTTCATCTCTTATAATCTTTGATGGATCTTTTTTATAATCCATTGCTGATTTTTTTACAGCATTTCTATACCAATTAAAACTTTGCTTCTGTCCGCCTGTTAATTCAGTTATTTTTTCAAATAGAGTTGTATATCCTGTAGTTTCGTTAGTAACATTACGTTGTATAGTTGCAAATCCTTGTGCCATTGCTCTTTACCTAAAATAAGTGATCTTCTGTAAGAATTAAAAAATTCATCTGCCTATCTTCACAGAAGTCCTGAGCAGCGTCCCATTTGGCACGGTTCTTCATGAACGTCAGGGCAGCCCGTTTATAGGCAGCAGTCCTTTTGTTTTTGTCATTCGGTGGTGATGTTTGTTTCTTGGGTTTTACTTCAATAATATACTTCGTGACCTTTCCTGACTTTTCGCGAACTTTAATGTAAAAATCTGGAAAATATCTATGCACTCGTCCATCAGTCGGACAACGATATGGAATAATGACTTCTTCACTACCCCACTCTAAAATAGAGGGATTCTTATCACAGAATACCATGAACTTTCGTTCCCATGATGATCTGTAAATAATACGAGTAGGATTTCCGCGATACTTTTTTGGATTGACTGGTTTATACAGTCCCGAGTATGCCATAAATATATAAGATCCCACGATTATATTTAGCAGTGGCAGTAAATGGTTTAAATCAATTCATGACCAAAATTGGTGCTAAGGGCGGAATGTCCTACTCCACCAATTTTGATGTTGAGTTTTCTTTTAAAGATTCTCCGACATTTTATGATTTTAAGGGAGAAAATAAAAATGTAATTCAAATGTTGTGTGATGAAGCACAACTACCGAATGTACAATCTGCTGTGTCACAAAGATCTGGTAGAAATCTTGGCGAGGGTCCGGTATCTTATCCCCACACTAGAATTTTTACTGATATTAGTTTAGGTTTTTTATTGGATGCTGATTTGACAGCACTAAAATTTATGAACAGCTGGTATAATTATATTTTTGGTGAAGGTAATATAGAGTATAGTGGATTAAATGGTGCAACAACCGCTATCCCATTGCCTGATAACCGTATAAACAGACTTAAATATCTGGATCAATATGCTGCTACACTTAGAATTATGAAAACGGAACCTAATGCTACTGATGAAAGGGGTAGAGTTCCTGTAACATATCTTTTAGAAAAATGTTATCCATATTCTATTGATACAGTTCCTCTAGCATATGGATCTTCGCAAGTTTCAAGACTTACATGCAATTTCTACTATTCAAGACATACAGTAGCATACGGAAAATAACTATTTTAATTCTGTAAAAGTCGGAAAAATTTCTCCGCTAATTTTTGATTAAAAAAGTCGCAATAAATATACATATGATCTGAGGTAAATATTATGGCATTGCCAAAACTTGGTTATCCTACTTATGAGACGGCACTGCCTTCTACGGGAAAATCTGTAAAATATCGTCCATTTTTAGTAAAAGAAGAAAAAGTACTTTTACTTGCAATGGAGTCACAAGACGAAAAGCAAATTACTAGTGCAGTTAAGGATTTAATCAAAAATTGCGTTATTTCACGTATTAAGGTTGATTTACTTCCTAGTTTTGACCTTGAATACTTATTCTTAAAAATTAGAGCAGCTTCTATCGGAGAATCTCTAACTCTTACGGTAACGTGTCAAGATGATAACGAAACTACTGTAGAAACGGAAATCAATATTGATGAAGTTGAAGTTATTAAACCCGAAGGACATGATAAAAAAATCATGTTTGACGAAGATTCGGGTATTATTATGAACTACCCTAGTATGAAAGAATTCGTTGATCGCGAATTTTTACGCAAAGAAATGCAAACT